ATCCATTTGGTTAGACTGATATTGGTGTCCAACACCTCTACTGAGCGTATCAATTTTAGCTGTGTAATATGCTTTTGGGTCTACCTCTTTAAGACTTTCAATTAAATTTTGGTATTGAGAAGCGTCACCATTTATTGACCATTGCCCATAACTAGCTTCAGATAAATCTTTTGCTAATTGATTGTAGTAAGTACTTGGGTCTAATGAAGCATCCGCACTATCTGTAACAAGTTTGTCTTGGTTTGGGTCAAAAGCATAGCCAGACCTATTCTTAATGTCTTCTAAAGAAAATTGAGATGGGGTGTTAGGGTTAGGCGTAGGCTTAACAAATGTACCCATTTCTTCATTAAATGTGTAACCTGCTCCAGGGTAATCACCACCCTCATAGGCGGTATATCCAGTATAAGGTTCATAAGCAGCAGTTTGTTTAATAGCCATAAATTAACCCCAATCAATACCCATGTCAGCAAGGTCAGTAGACATACCAGGCAAAGAATTGAATATTGACCCACCAGCATCAGGAGCTATTAAGCCTCTATTTACTAAAGACATTAAATCATTTGCTGATTGTGTGCTATCGCCAAACAAACCATTGTAAATAGAGCTTCCTAAACCTAATAATCCTGAGCCACCAACACCACTTGTGCCTAGTTTACCTAGACCACCGCCACCTAGTAATGCAGCACCACCTAAGCCATATAGACCTTGTGTAGTTGCATTTTGTTTAGCAATGTTAGCGTTTTGCTGTGCAATAGCAGCAGCATTAGAAGTAGCAGTAGCACCAAGATAATCAGGGCCAGTAACAGCAGCTTGACTATATGGGTTTACATAACCTGGTTGAGTTGCTTGTTGGAAAGCACCAAGTTGACTTAATGGCAAATTCTTAGCAGCAAGGTTTTGTGCATAATTTTGTTGCAATGCAGCGTTATTAGCTTGTTGTTGCTGTAGGCTTTGACCTTGCATTTGATTTTGTACTTGTGAACCAGCTAATTGTGCTTGTGTTAACAAGTCATTTGTCTTTTGACTTTGTTGCATCATAGCTCTGTTATAAGCCTCTGTGCCAGGCGCAATACCTTGATTAGCTAATTGGGCTTGTAAACGCTCTTGGCTTTGCTCAATTTGTGGCTGAAGGCGTTGGTTAATAAGACCTGTAGCTTTGTCCCAACCTTCCATGCCTGTAAAGCCTTGGCTTGTTTGCCCTTGGTATTGGCTAACATCAAAAGGACTAGCAGTACTTTGTGCTAATTGACCTTGAATATTGCCTAAAGACTGTTGCAATGGCTGTGCTAAAGACTGGTTAGCAGTCCATGTAGGGTTACCATTGGCATCTACGCCTCTAGTGTAATTTAAGCTTGCATAAGGGGTATTTTGGTTAATACGGTTAGCAGCAGTAGCTTGTTGCGCTCCAGCTAGGTTACCCATAGTAGTAGCGTTAGCAGCTTGTATATACTGGTCTGAAGAACCAGCGTAAGGGTTTGCTTGCCCAGTACCTGTGCTTGCCCCAGTTGCGAATGATGAACCTGCTCCCATTACCTTCTCCTTATGCCCATTTACAATATTCTGGGCGCATTTCTAATATCACCAAATCCCCATCATCATGTGCATCAGGAATTGTGGCAACATCTCGAAAACCAAGGTGTCGGTTTAGTTTAAGGGCTTTTTCATTGCTCCCTGCTACTGTACCGATTATAACCTTGAGTTTCAGTTTGTTAAAAGGATAATTAAAAACTTCTTTTAAATAGTCTTTAGTCATCCAATGTTGCCCTTCTGCCCCTACATGAATCATGCAAGATTTACCAAAAAATCCACAATACACTACTACTGCTCTAATCTGTCCGTCTAATACTTGACCTAAATAATGTGCATCATCAGAAGTAGGAATTTGATGCTTAATAGCCCAGTCTTTAAGACTTTGCTCATTAAGTAATATCAAATTACTCCTCCTTTTTCCATTATGTAGTCAGTAGATACCCAATGTAATTCAATGTTTCTAGCTGCCACATTTAAATTAATAGAGCCTGTAAAGCCTATTCCTGTAACACCTTGCCATACGGAAGTAGTTGTTAAACCACCAGCCCAGTTAGCGTTATCCCATGTTGAAGTGTCCCAAATACCATCATTTTGAGCTGCTGGGTTAAATGAAACTTGTCCAAGATTAATCTCAGTTTGAAAGTCTGTGCTTAAACCAGCGTAAACATTAGGGATACCGCCTGAAGATTGAAGGATTGGGCGTACCATTGTGAAGCGTTTTAATTGTCCTGGCGCATCAAAATAGCTATAGGCTTGTTGAGCTGCAGCAACAATGTTAGACCCATCATCAGCGTTAGACTGGTAAAAATCACCTACAATGCCATTTCCGCCAAAGTGAATATCAGCATCGCCTGATACTTCCCAACAATGCGCTTCGATATTAGTAAAACGACCCCAAGACTTGGTAATGGTGTGCATTACATACTGTTCTGTGCCGTTAGTAATAGGAATGTTCAAAATTAACATATTTTCAGAAGCAAAATAGTTAATCTGCCATCCAAAATTAGCAAAATACAGCGTAGCTGCTTGGCTTACTGCAAAGTAAATCTTGTCTGTAAGGTTAATTCTAGGGTCTAAACGACTAGATTGGAGTGCTGAAGCTAAAGGCACTAATCCGTCTTGCGTTAGTAGTAATAAATCCCCTGCAAACTTAAAAAAGCACCTACGGCTAAAGGTTTGACCTAGTTGCCATACGCCTTTTAATGCCCAAGTGTCAGCATTGTCAGGGTCAGTACCGTTATATACGATAATTTCACCCATTGATGTGACAAATACAGCGTAGTCATCAGCACCTTGACCAGCATCTAATGTCCAAGTACCCATTGCTTGCAAATAACCACCATTACGAGCTATTCCGCCAAAATAAAGGGGTGAAGCAACGCCACCAATAGCGTCAGGGTCTAAATACCAGCAAGTTAAACTGTCTTTTTCTGTGAAATAAAGACGGTTTTTAAACAAATTGACATTAACAAATGTGTTACTATTTACGCCAGTAATGCCAATAACGGTGTATGTTCCTACTACTGTAGCGTTTGCTGCTGGTGCAGTAGCCATTGTGTAAGTAAAGGTTGTAGGCCCTGTTACATCAATAACATAAGTACCGTTGTAATTAGCTTCTGTAGCACCTGAAATAGTAACTCTGTTTCCATCTATTAATCCATGAGAAGCAGCAGTTGTCAGAGTAGCAGTTAAATTGCCTGTACCACCTCTAGTAATGGTGCTAATTGTTTGGGCAGTTGAAGTTGTAGCTACATAAAACCATCTAGTGCCATCGTAAATCATCGTAGGGTCTGAACCATTACAGGCTACTAAATAGTGTCCTGAAGTATTGGTTAGGTTAACAAACTCTAATTTATCGCTAGTTAACCCAGTAAATACAGGCAAAGCAGGGTTTTGCTTAGATTCGTAAATAGTATCGCCAGCTACTGCAAACAGTTTATAAGACACATTTTCCGAGTAATTTAGCAAAGTGTTTATGGGTGTAACTGCTTGATTCTTATACACTCCTACGACTGTAGCGTTGCCTGAAACAGCAGTAACTAGCCTGTAAGTAAACTTTGTAGTGCTAATAACTGTTATTTTAAAAACACCACTATATGCAGCAGGGGTTGTGCCTGTAATAGACACATAAGCACCTGTAGTTAAGCCATGAGCAGAAGCAGTTGTAAGAGTAGCTAGTGTTCCTACATAGGTAATACTACTAATAGTTTGTACGCCAGCAGTAGTAGTAATAATTGAGCCTACTGTATAACCACTACGCATAGTTACATCGGTAGGAGTAGGGAACCAATTAACTAGCTGAACCGCATCGGTTGGAGCCATTGCTGCCAATGAATCTCTAGCGTTCCATCCTCCGATTGGTGAAGGAATAGAAGCAGTAGAAGCAGTATTTTGCTTTGGTCTGCCGAATATCATGAACCATACCCAGTATCAGGGATATTAGCGTAACCAATAAGAACCTTGGATGGATAAGGAGCAAATGATAGGTTAGGAGCGCCTTTGTCTTGAGCTTTAGCAACGGATAAATAACGCTGATATTCTTGCAATAAAGTCGTTGTATCAAAGCCTTTAATAGACCAATACTTAAGTTTTGTGCCTAATACAAAGATACGGTCATCCAATACTGTTGTGTCTGAATCGGCAGTAAAACTGTTCTTTACAGAGTTATCAGCACCCCTAGCAAAGCCTTTAGACTTGTACTCCCAACCTAAATACTCTTGGGTATTCATTGGAGGCCATATTTGGTATTGATTGTCTAGGATTCTCCAACGGATTCTAGGGCCTGTAGAGATATAACCAGACTTTAGCCATTGCCATTGCTGTGCATCTTCAGGGCCTAAAGCTTCCCAATGTTTAGTCTTATCCCATTGAGTTCTATTGGTAATACGCTCAAAATCAGGCGGTAAAGAATAAGCGGTTTGAGCTAAAACAATAGCTCCGTTACCACTTCCTGAAGCCATTTGGCTCATAGTAATAGTTTGACCATTAACAGACACAACATTGGTATCTTGGTTAATGTTAAAGCCAGTAATCTGCCATTGGGTATCTACGGCAGTAATATCTACACCAGGGTCAACTTCAAGGATTAATGAGCCATCTATCGCTGTTGCATTACAGTTAATAGCTTGTGTGTAGAAGCGGTATTGAACTTGTAGAGCTTGCCAATCGTATTCTTTAATAATGTCGTAGCCTTGACCATTCATCAGGGCTAATACTTGCTGTACATCCTGTGATGGATTTCCAGCTACATACGATGGGACTGCAAGGTTTAATTCAGCCGTAACCTGCTGAACCATTTGCAACATTGTTGAGGACATATATTTACCTTTACTTGGAAATTAGCCAAGTAGTTGGCTTTTAACAATTATATACAAAAAAGGAGCATTTCTGCCCCTTTTATTTACTCTACTTCTGATTCTTTTACAACTTCTTTTTTTGGTCTACCTTTGGGTTTTGCCATCATAGCCATCAAAGCATCAATTTGAGCTTGTTGCTTGGCTAATTTAGCATCAGATTCCATCTTAATTGCAGCATTTTCTTGGCGTAATTTGGATAATTCTTCCTCACGCTGATTGCTCTCACCAACTTGGTCAGCAAGGCTTAAAAATGCCTTAGCTTTATCTCTAAAGTTGTAAGGATTCATGCCAGCAATCATGCCAATACGCTGTAAATGCAAGTCAGAAGCGTTTGCAATGGATTCTACGGTATGGAACTTAATTCCTTTTAACTCATCAGCTTGTGAACGGCTAACGATTGTCCATTCCTCAATAGGAGTGCCAATAATGGTTTCTTGATTGCCTACTTGATTCTGATAATGCGCCCATTGACGAGGAAAACGCTGTTTATGGGATTCGTTTGCATAGGTGTCAATTTCTGTTAAAGAATCGCCAGGTACGCAAATACGGATAAAGTCAAATTCTTTAAAGATTGGTCTGCCAGCTTCCATTGAAGCATCGTCTTGCTTCATAGACCGTTTGTAGAAGGTTACTGCTAGGCGTGAATCTGCGCCCATTTCATCGGATGGTAATGCCATAATTTAATTCTCCCAAGTGGTTGGAATTGTTAAAAGAAAAAGGACTGCCCCTTTTGAGGACAGTCCCTATGGTACTACAAGTTACTAATTAAACAGATGCTTTGCCGAACCAACCGTAGTCACCTGAAACCATTGAAACTGCTGGGGAGATATAAGCTCCACCAGTAGCAGCAACTGTAAAGGCTGTAGTGTTGATGTTGCAAACAGTAGTGCTTGGAGCGATAGTAGCTGCTGCTACTGCCCAAACATAACGCAAACCGTCAGAAGCGAAAGTTTGTGTGCCTAGCGGCCCAAAATCTACAGGTTCGCCATAAGCTGTAATGTCAGCTGCGCTTTGTGTTACTTCTAAATTAATGCCAGCAATCGGTAATGTTGAATATGCCATGATTTTATTTCCTTAAATTAATTGAGTAGACAAGATTAAATAGGGCTTTCGCCCTATCTATTAGGTTGTCAACAAGCCTTGTAAGAAGCGGTTAGAAGTAGTTAAATTTCCAGCAAAACCGTATAATTTAACGATGGCATCTTGGTTTATCGCCTGACGCTCACCACCGATTGGAACAAAGTTACGCTCTTTGTGTGGACGGAAGAAAATGTAGTTCGTGTTGAGCATGTACATATATGTAGCTGTCTCTTGTGAACCATAACCACCACCTAATACCACATCAGCAGAAGTACCACCACCGTAGAACTTCAATGAAGCGAAACCGCTTGCACCTGATTCTTCGGAAGCAATACGCTGAATAGCTTGAAGGCTATTTACATAGAGTTGATACATTGTGTTACCAGCAACAATCAAGTCAGCCTTGTCAGTACCACGAATCTGCTTGATAGCAGCTTCAGTCATTTTGGCAAGAATGTTTGTTGTAGCATGAGTTGTAGTTACACCAGTAGTGATTT